TCATGAGTGGCAATGAAGACTTCCAGCACAAGACATACCGCTGCGAGTGGGTTGCCGAAGTTTTCCCGGTTGACCAATACGACGCGCGCCAGCATGAGCCTGTCTTCTTTGAGGCGGCATTCCCGGCACGGGAGAAGGCTCAAGAGGAGCTTGAGCGCGTCACGACTCCTCACCCCAGCTCAAGCAGCCGTCGCGTCTATCCCAATGCTCCCCACGGCTATTACTCCTGCGGCGTGCGATACCGAGAGGTAGAGGTGAGCAACCTTTCACAGGAAGCACTGGTCCGCGAACTGGTAGCGGCGCTGGATAAGGCTTGTGATAACGTCAGCTCAACCAAGTTGGTCTACGAGATCACCGAACTCCTCGACCGCGCCAAGGCAGCGGGGTACGAGCCATGAAACTACCCGAATGGGCACAGAAGATTGCTCCCGTCGACATGGACGGCGCGGCGCTACTGCTCGGCATCTCCCGGCGCTTCCTCGTTGACGTGCTCAAACTCCATAAGCACTATGAGAGACGGGGGATCAGAAAGGTCTTCTACCCTGAACATATCGCACTCCTGAGAGAGGCCTTGTCATGTCAGAACTCGAACTCGAAGAGCACAATGGAATTTGGCACGTCAATGGCTCTATCGGAGGAAAGCGCATTCGAAGAAGCCTTAGGACTCGCGACGAGGCGAAAGCCCGCGAAGCCAAAGCGAATCTCGAAGCGCGTGAATGGAAGCGCCTCCAGTATGGCGAAGAGGCCGTAAGGCTCTTCGAGGAAGCCGCGACCATCTACATGAAGCAGGGTGGCGAGACGCGCTATCTCGAACCGATCATCCGGTATTTCAGAAAGCGAAAGCTTGGCACCATCAAGCCCGGAGAACTCCGGACGATGGCGCTGACACTCTATCCGAACCATGCCGCCGCCACCCGCAACCGGCAGGCGATCATCCCGGCCCGCGCCGTCATCAACCATGCCCATGACCTCGGCTGGTGTGGTCCGATCAAGGTCAAGATGTTCGATACCCCGAAGTCCAACAAGCACAAGCCGGTTGACCGCACGTGGCTCGATGCTTTCCTCGCCCAAGCCGACAAGGATGGCCTGCCGCACCTCGCCGCCTGTGTCCTGTTCATGCATCAGACTGCCGCGCGTGTCAGCGAGGCAATCAACGTCATGGGTGAGCATGTCCATTTGGACCAGCGTATCGTGGTTCTTGCGGAAACCAAGACCGACGAGTGGGTGGAACGCCATCTGACGACTGAACTGGTGGCGAGGATCGCCGCACTCGGCGTCACGAAAGGCGAGCGACTGTTCAGCTACACCGACCGGTCATCCGTGAACCGACGCATCGTCAGCGTCTGCAAGCGGGCCGGGATCGCCCGCAGCTCGACGCACTCGGCCGGACGCCATTCTTTCGGCACCAACGCCATGGCGGTTCCGGGTGCCAACATCAAAACGGCCATGGACGCAGGCGGCTGGAAGTCGGCCAAACTGTTCCTTGAGACCTACGTCCACACCAAGGATGCCGGGCGATCGCTCGCCGACAAGTTCGACCAGCAGTCTGGCACCGTTGGCAAGATTTTGGCAGAGCCAGCCAAGCGCAAGGGCTATCGCTTTGGAAAGAAACGATAAATTAGCGTCATCTCTTACCTTGGTAAGGGTGAGGTCGGTGGTTCAATCCCACTCGGCAGCACCAGTCAAACCCCTTGAAAATAAAGACTTTCTGGGAATTGACTGGAAAGTGCAAAAGAGAACAAAACGCGTACGCATGCATCATTCGGCATAGAGAAGTGGCAGGTTTTTGGCAATGTTTGTTCACCGGGCGTTCCAAATCGTTCGCTCGACGTTCTTTTCCGGTCACCACAAGTCTACTGAAATAGTCAGGGTCCTGCCGTATCCGAGGCCGCTTTTTTCTTGACACCAGCCGTCTTCTTTTGCACAAAATGTGATAGTGAATGTCATGTTTGGAATGCCGCCGTGCTTGTCTGTAGCTGCAATTACATAACCGATCACGAAATCCGGGAAGTCATCAACGAGCTTCTCGAAGAGGACTGCTGGCAGCTAATCGTGCCTGCAAAGGTCTATCACGCCATGGAAAAACGGGGCCGCTGCTGTGGTTGTTTCCCGAACGTGGTCGATATTATCATCCGGACCACCGAGGAATATCACGCCCGGCACAACTCGACGGAAGCCGAATTCATTGATTTCATGTCCCGCCTGAGAACCTTCCATGAAGAGAACAGGCGAGCGGACTTTGAACGGCGACAACGCCGTACTGGATAGCTGGCCTACCACAAGTCTTCCGAAAACAGCCGAGGGCCTTTTGTCTCCGAGATGATCTGGCCCGACTTGAAGGCGAGATAATATGCCTCGATCCGATTGACGAATCGGCCGGTCGACGTGAGGAAGCCCTGCGTCTGCGGTTCAGCCCTTATGCCTTCGATACCCATCTCCAAATCCATCGTCTGGATTATGGTGTGGTGACGGGCTGGAGGCGGAAGGGAGATGGTCCCGCCGTACTGGATGGCTGCGGCTATGATCCGTTCGGTCGCTGTTTCGCTCATCCGAGTCTCTCCGCTTCCTTCATACGGATGCGGGCGTAAGAGTCGTCGTCGCGATTGTTGATGTGGATGGCAGCGATCTCTTCGACATTGATCCTCGTCGCCAGCCAGAGCTTGATGGCCTCTTTGATCTCGCGATCGTCCAGAATGTAGTCGGTCTCGATTTTCATGATCTCTCCTGTTAAGATTTGCTTGACACTCAGGACGCAGAAAACGCTTCTGCACTCAACATTTTATCGACGCCATGGATCAATTTCGCGGCCTCTTCCAGACGCTTCGCGGTACTGGACAGACCAGACAACGAATAGGTTGAGCGCAGAGACCGACCGAGCCGGTAGCTTGAGATGATGTCCGAGGCGTTCTCGCTGAATGCGTGGCTCAGATCGATGCCAGCTTCCTTGAGTTCCTCGATCTTCGTCCTGTAGCCTTCCAGAAGCTTGGTCCTCGCCGCGACGCGCCGCTCGACCTCTTCCTCGATCTTCGCCCGCTCGGCGGCGAGCTGGCGCGCGACCAGCGCCTCCACTTCCCTTGCATCGGCCTCGGATGACCGGCGCAGCATGGCGGCGACGAAGCCACGATCGAGCGCAGCGACGTTGTCGTTTCTCGGTGCGTCCTTGACAGTGCGGATCGCACCCTTGTCGTTGACCACCTTGTGACCCCACATCGCCGGTAGCTCGTGCGGCTGGACGATGCCGTCCGGCGTGACCACCCACCACCTGTCACAGTATCGGGCGATCTCCTCGGCCTTTTCCGGATTGTCGAGTTCCCTGCGCCAGTCGGAGCGACTGACCTTGATCTCGATTCCCTCGATCAGGAGCCCGCGCGATGGCCAGAGGTTCATCACCACGGCGTCAGCATGCCGCCGCACACGTGAGCCCGTGGCGTTACCGACCTCCCACATCAGGGCGTATTCTTCTTTCTTGTAGAAGCGCCGCAGCGCGACCTTGACTTGCTGGGTGTCCATTCGGTAGTTCCTGATTCATTGAGTCGGGGTCCATCCCGTCGTTCAGAATTCTAAACGGCGGCGGGTCTCCGATGACGGCGTATTGCACGACGCGCTGATTTACAGCCAGTTTCTGGACCAGCCCCTCCTTGACGAGAAACCTGAGCGGCCGACTGACTGATGCAGAGGCAACATCATATTGAAACTCCAGCCTGTGGCCGATTTGCGAGGGTCCCATGGGGCCAAACTTCTTAATGACGAAGTAGACCCTCGCTTGAAATTGCGAGAGTGTCCTCATGGCTCAGACCCCAGTGCTACCGAAACCGTTGACGCCACGTGCCGAATCCGGCAGGGCATCGACTTCAAACACCTCGGTGATCGGCGCGAGCAGAGAGATCACACCCTGCGCGATACGGTCACCATGAGAAATCTTGAACGGCGCAACGTCGCTGTTGAACAGGATGACGCCAATCGACCCGCGATAGTCCTCGTCAATCACCCCGCCCAAGACCATAATACCGTTCTTGAGGGCAGTGCCGGAGCGTGGCGCAATGCGCATCTCAGTATTTTCAGGCAAGGCAACGGCGATATTGGTCGCCACCAGCAGGCGACAGTTCGGATAGATCAAGGCGACGTTCCCGAATCCAAGATCGGCGTAAAGGTCAAAACCAGCAGCGCGTTCTGATCCCTTCTTCGGCAGGATCGCGGTCGGTGATTCTTTCTTGAAGAGGACTTGCATGAACAGGAGCCTTTCTAAAAACTTGCCGGATCAGAGCTGTCTTCAAACAGCAATGGATGCGATGCGAATTCAGTTATGCCGCTCGGAATCTCGAACTCCGGTCGGAAGACAAAGCCGTTTGCCGTGAGTGGATTTGGACATCCCGTTCCCGGCAGGACGATTACAGATGAGATTTTACGTGACAGCGGAGTGATTTTCTCGATCACGTCATAACTGTAGTAAGCAACCTCCCTTTGGTATGCCTTGACTAGCAGACCAGTAAGTGCAGCTCTGTCAAGCTGGTCTGCACTCAACTGCAAATAATGTCCCTCTGGGACAGCAATCGATACTTGTACGATTGGTTCCATTGGATGGATAGAAATTGTGCTGGATACCCCAAAACGATACAGCAGATGTTCTGCTAACGTTCTCACCACTTCAGCGTGGCGATGACGGATGATTACGGCATCATTAAGACATTGGCAAGCCAGAAAGATGCCCCGGAAAAAGTTTCCTAACAAGTTTTTCTTGACACTCGAAAAAGAAAAAGTTGGCACCATTACCTTCTCGGTCAGCAGGTTGCCGACAAGCATTGTCAGCACCCGCGCCCGGATCAGATATCCGTCCGGCGTCTCCTTCATGGAGACCTTGGCAGCGAGCCCATGTATCTCCCCATCGGCGAGATATTTGGCAGCGACACGGGTCAGGAATGCCTTTATTTCAAAGGCTGAGTCCAGATCGGTCAGAACGATATGGGAAGCGCGGTTGCGATTGAATATATGGTTGCCGCTGGCGAGCATCATCCCGGCCAGTACAAAGCGGCGATCCTCAATGTTTTCAATGTCTTCCTGCCAATCAATCGGCCGCGCCAGCGGTCCGGAGGCAGGCTCCACAGGGGCATAGCGAACAAGGCCTCCACTCTCGCTTTTGGCGAGGGCGAAGGCCGTTTCCGGGGCCATGATCAGCTCATGACCGGCAGCAGTCCTGATCTCCACCAGAGGCTGGCGAGTTTCCAGTTTCATGATCTTCACGCCCGACGAAAGCAGGCGTGTCTGGTCCCCGGTCACGTAGCGGATGGAGCCATCCGCTGCGTGGTCGAGGAACATTGTCTGGTCGTGGAATATCGGGTTTCTCATGAGTCGTTTCTAGAAAATCTTGACACATGAGTCAACCGAAAATTAACGAATATTAACGGACAGGGCACACTCCTGTGGCGCAATCCGGATCGTCCACACCATCGAAATTGTTGTCGTCGCTCCAGTCGATCGGCAGCAGCTTTTCGACGTACGACCGGTAGTCGGATTCGAACACCGGTTCCTGCGGAAGATACGGCTGACCGAAGTCGGCCGCAGTCTTCGTCGGATCGGTTCGCTGAAGAAATGACACCCCGACGAATTCAGACCAGTTAACCAGCAACCAGTCAATGATCGTCGGGATTTCTTCCTCATCAAAGAATACCGTGATCGAGCAATTGTGATCAACATAGTGCTTCATTAGCGTCTTGTAACGTTCAAGCTGGAGCACTGCCGGTTCGAGGTTGCCATAGATCGTCTCTTCGAACTCGACGGTCTTTTCCGTCTCGGTGGCGAAGTCGAACTCGACCTTGGTCCGTTTGCGTAGGGTCGGCGTCATGCCGTCCTTGGAATACTCCACCGGCCAAGCGATCAGCACCGACGATTGATCGGACGGATGCGGGATCACCTTATAGTTGGCGCGGCGGGCCTTTTCGACCAGCGGGTCGAACTTGCTGATGCCGATCCAGTTGAAGATGAACTGGCTAAGCGCGTTGTGTGCGCCTTCCTTGACCTCGTCGCCGACGTGGCCGAGGGCCTTGGAACCGGTGCCGGACGGCTGCACCTGCGTGACCAGTGCCGAACGTGACACGGACAGGTCGTCGGCCATCGAGTCCGCAGCGTCACGCGCCCAGCCCCGCAGCTTTTCGAGCCAGACCTCATCGTCGGCATGTTCCCACTGGACGTAGCCGGTCAGCGAAACGCCGCACAGGCGCAGCAGCTTGTTGTTGTCGTCCCACGGAATCTGGAGAACGCCGTCCCGCATCGACACGCAGGTCTGGCGGAAGTTGGCGCGCGCCATCAGGTAAACTGCCTCGCGCAGCTCCTCTTCGGTCTCGAAGCGGTGCGGCAGTATGTTGACGAGGTTGCAGAAGCCCTTCGACGGCAGGATGATCTCGCCGCACGGATTGGTGCCTTCTGCCCATGGCGCACGGCGCTTGGCGTGCTCCATATTATAGAAGCCCGGATCGCCGGATGCCCAGATCGACTTGAAGATGACTTCCAGTTCTTGGCGGGTCGGATCGCGCATGTAGGTGAGCGAGTTGTTCGACTGCGCACGCCACTTCCGGTCCGGCCAGTATCCGTCCTTGGCCTTTACGAAGATGTCGGCGTCCGGATGATCGGCGTCGAGAAGGGCGATCTGTGCCGACCGGCGCGACGAGAGGACGGTGCCGAGGGCGTTGACGATGTCGAGGATGTCGACGGCGTTGAGGACTTTCCCGGCCTTGGCGTTGAGCACGTCGATGACGATCTTCATCCCGTCGCGCAACGGTTCCCAGCCGGATGAAATCCAGCCGTAGCCACGCAGACGCTGGCCCGCCGGGCGCAGGTTCGAGAAGTCGAGGACGATCTTGCGGGCGCGATACTTGCCTGCGGTCAGCTTGCCGATCAGCTTGGCCCACGCCTTGGCGCTGTCGCCGACGACGATCGTCCACGTGCGGGTGTCTGGATCATAGGACTCGACCGTGTTCTCCTGACCGCCGCGACCATCGCGCGTCGAACCGACGAAGACGACCTCAGGGATTTCCTCGGCGAAGCCGGTGAGCATGCCGGTGACCGGGCGGAAGCCGACGCCGCATCCCTGCAACAGCAGCCAGAAGGCATCGACCAGATCGGCAGGCAGCTTGATCTCGGAGAACGAGCAGTTGAAGGCGGCGGACGGACGCTCCTTGATCACGTCGGTGCCTGCCATCCAGCGGACGCGGCCGGACAGCGAAGCCTTGTGCGAGGCGAGCAGCGCGTGCAGCTTGTCGAGTTCTTCTTCCTCGAAGGCCGACAGCTTGGCCAGCGCTTCGAAATTGGCCTTGATCTCGACGTGTTCGAGCGGCGAGGATTCATCGATATCGGTGAGGAGGTGTTCGTAGCGGGCGCGCTTGGCGTTTTCCCACAGGTAGCGTTGGTGGCCGATCTGACGATCGAGTGCCTCGGACGGTGTTTCGAGGATGTCGCCGCCGTCGACGCGTGGCCGTAGATAGGTCCGGTGTTCGACAAAGTGGGCGCGTGGTGACTGAATACCCATTCTGGTATTTTCTCCTTTGGAGGGCAAAAATCAGCCGACCGGGGACAGGGTCCCCGGCAGCAATAAAGGTTTGAGCAGAACCCTTAGTCTAGTTTTTCTTGACAGAAAGTTCAAAGAAAACCGTACAGCGGCTCACGGAACGTCCGGTACGTCCAGCCCTGCTGAACGAACAAGGATGTCAACCCGGACAGGGCGACCGTCCAGCAAATATCCTCGATAATCCTGCGAGACGCGCGGGCCGAGAGTGTTCTTGGCACGCTCGATCAGCGTCAGGCCGAAATCGTCGCCGACCGCATTGGCTCCCGGAGACCGGTTCTTGCGCATCGCCTCTTCAGACCGGTTGGTGACCGCCGGGATGTCAAGTTGCTTGATCCAGCGCTTGACCCGCGACAGCGCCACGCCGTAGTGGGCTGCGATGTCGTCGCGGCTCAGGCCCTGCTGGCGCATCCTGACCAGCTCGTCACGGTTTGGAGTTGGGGCTGTGTTCTTCATGTGCCTTCCTTCAGATTGCCGCTCAGAACGATTCCGTAGTCGGCCTTGATTTTTGCGAACACCGTCCCGTCCATGAACAGGTTGTAGAGGGCGTTCGAGACGAGAAATGCGAGCGTGATCTCTTCGTCGTCCCCTGCCCGGTCACTGTCGCCTTCCATCTCGACCGAGACCGTGACGCCGTCATCGGACCTGACTTCCTTGATGGTGATGATCTCGTAGTGCTCAAGCGTCATGGACGGTTTCCCCCTTGATCAGCTTCCGGAATTGCGCCCACGAGCGGAAGTTGCCGGTGTGCTGGTTCTTGCCCTCGATCCCGGCTGGCGTCGCCTGATGCTCGGTCGGGCTGGCATGAACCGGCTGGTCCCTGACGAGCCGCTGGAAGAGTTCGAGGTCCTTAAGGAAAGGCGTTTGCGATCCATCGACCAGACGGTAGGAGGCGCGGGCGGCGCGCGCCGCAGACACCATGTTGAGGATCAGGTCATCATCGTTGTCGAACCAGACGCCATAGAGTGGCGTCAAGAGATTCTTGACAGCATCCGCAAAGCCCGGATCGGCACGCAGCAGGGCGTCAGTGCGCTCGTAGTCTTCTGCCAGAATGTAGGGGCGATGCCACTCCCCGACTTTCAGGACTTTCGGACTGGACGCCTCCTTGGCTTCGATCACGCATCGTGCGAGTTCACGGATTTCCGGCTGCGCATCCTTGTGAAAACGCAGCGCCTCGAAATTTGCGAGGTTGGTGGTCGTAAGCACGGTGCGGGTCGGCAGAAACGGTTCGAGAACGCGGTTGACGATCTGCTTGGCAAAGCCGAGTTCAGTCAGCTTCCGGGCGCTTTCGATCGCGTTCCAGCGGGCGTCGTCCCAGACCCGCTGACCTTTCTGCCGAAGGGCGTCGTCGGCAACGGTGAACGCCTGCATCCCGCCCTCGTTGAGACCCCATTCCAGCGGCTCGACCCGCTCGATGATGCATTGTTCGACCAGCTTGGCGGTCGGGATCGCCCGGCTCGATGCACCATTGCGGGTGAAGTCACGATGCGTGTTTAGTTCAGCCAGAACGTAGCGGTGGTAGTAAAGCTCGAATGACATAATCCGGACGCCTTCGGCGTTGATCGAGTCAGCGAGGACCTTGGCAGAGATTTTCATTCTACGATTTCCCAGAGTGCAGCGGTTTCAGCGAGGGTGCGGTGCGAGGTCGCGAAGATGCCGGTTATCAGGGCGACCACCCGGAGATCGGCGAGACTGCCGCTGTTAAAGATCGTCGCGTCAACGATGATCTTTTCCATCTCCTGTTCGGAGGGATGGAGGTCTTCCGACTTCTTCTGCCCGGCCCGGCGGACACGAATTTTGAAGCCGTGCTGGTTGTCGACGTAGTCGCCCTCGTGGAGAAAGCGCATGTCGGTGATGACAGGCAGCTCGGTGGTATTGACCTTGGCGGCGATGATGTCGGTCCACAGGCTTTTGCCGATCAGGTTCCGCCATTCGGTGCCAAGCGTCTGCATGGCGTAGCGCGCCGACTTGCCTTGCAGCACGTCGAGCGGCGTTTCCTTGCCGTCACCTTCCATGAAGTAGATGATGTCGGCATCGCTCATCCCGGCGCTCCCAAGCAGGACTCGGATCATCCCCTTGAGCGGCCCGGCAAAGGCGATCTTCTCGTAGCCCCATTCTTCGACGTAAAAGGCCGCGACGGTATCCTTTCCGGACCGCTTCTGGCCAGTCATGGCAATAAACATTTGTCAATCCTTTCTTGACAGCTTAGACAACGAGCGTCAGTTTCTTGGCCGCACGCGTGACGGCGGTGTAAAGCCAGCGGTGTGCGTCCTTGCGGAACACGTTCGATTCATCGTGGACGACGCATTCGTCCCACTGCGAGCCTTGCGACTTGTGGCAGGTGATGGCGTAGCCGAAGTCCAGCTCGTGCACTCTCTCGTCCTGCCGGGCGCGGAACACTTCGCGCTTCTGGGCGCTGTAGTTGTTCTTGCCACGGTAGTGTTCTTCAAGCGTGGCTTGCAGGCACTTCAGGGTGTATTCCTTGCCATCCTCGTCCTTGACCTGCGACGTGAATGTCGTCTTGCCGTCCGAGAGTGGTCCGACATCGGCGGTCATCATGACCGGTGAGCCGTTGACCAGATCGCCATACAGGCGGCTGTTCCGGTTGATCATCATCAGCTCACCCTCACAGGGACCTTGACCGTGCATGCCTTGCAGCTTCCGCAGCTTTCTGGTGATCTGCCAGCGCTTCTCGTGACGGCCAACGATGATCTGGGCATCGAGATCGAGGTCGTAGGTGACATCGTCATCGTCGCGATCGATCACCCGCAACTGGCCGTCACCGTGCGTACCCATCGGCACTTCCTCGCCTTCGCGAATGCGCATCGAAGCCCAGATGATCGGGTTATCGAGCGCCTGACGGTGGATTTCGGTAAGGGCAACGTCGGCCTTGCGACGGAAGAACCCCGGACCGGAAAGGCTGATGGGTGGAAGCTGTCCCGGATCGCCAATTGCGAGGATCGGCACGCCAAACGAACGCAGGTCCTCGGCCATGTCTAAATCGACCATGGAGCATTCGTCCACGATGATGAGGTGCGCATTCGCGACGGCAGCATCGACGTTCAACTGGAACTTCGGACTGTTCTCGTCGTAGGCACGTTCGAGGTTCTTCTCAAGCTGCTTCATCTTATGCTTGAGGTCGCGCATCATCATGGCATCGCCTGACTTGCTGGCGATGGTGAATTCCTGCTGCGTGCGGGAAAGGTCCTCCTCGATCTGGTAGGCTTCCAGCGCGCGTGGCTGGTAGATCGCCCGGTGGATCGTGGTGGCCGTGGCATTCATCTGTTCGGCACGCATCTTCTTGGTCATCACCTTCGCGGCCTTGCCGGTCGGAGAGCAGAAGGTAATTTGTGCTGGTTCGATGCCGATCGACTCGACCAGAAACGGCAGGACGGTCGACTTGCCGGTTCCGGCGAAACCTTCCAGCGTGAAGTCCGGAGCCGCGCCGTAACCGCGCGAATAGACCGGCATCTCGTACCATTCGTAGGTTTCCGGGTCGTATTTCTTTTCGGTGTGGGAGAACTCGCGAGGCGATAGGGCGCGATACCAATCGCGAAATGCGAGGATTGCTGCATCCTGCTGCGGAGAAAGAGTGATACTCATGCGCTGGCCTTTCGGGCTTCTTGGAACGTCATCTCGTCAACGATCTCGATATCCGCGTCGGACTCTATCCATGCTCGCGCGCCGCAGGAGAGCTGGCGTCCATCGTAAACAAGCTTGCTTGGGCCGAGGATGAGAACCTCCCGGCCGTAGCGGGTCTTGCGACCGGTCTTGATGGTGTAGACCGGCCGGTCGCCGCCATCCTTCGCGTTCATGGCGATGTGCTGCCTGTTCACATGGATGACGTGAGTGGCCATCAGTCTTTCCGTCCGTCCGGGTGGAAATCGATGGCGACCGGGGCTCGCAATTTGCCGTCCGGTGTCCGCTGACTCATGAAGCGGATCGTGACCTCACCACC